TCTCTCGCGGTTCGGCGCGCTTCTCCGCTTGCCGGTGTTGGTGGCTGCGCTACGGTTGCCGGTGTTGGTGGCTGCGCTACAGTAGCCGGTGTTGGTGGCTGCGCTACAGTCGCCGGTCTGATTGTCGCTGCTTTCGGCTCTTTCCTTTATGTACTCGACAGCAGCTTTTACAATACCAGCGATACCGATTTCCGCCCGGAGCTTTATTTTCGTTCCGGCTCGCTTGCTGTCGCCTTTTTCTTCGTCCGTCACGCCATCGAGGTCAGCCACGAAAAACCGACTGTCGGCCGGAGCGTAATGGGCGAACACATCCAGCGGATACTCACATCCATGGAAACCTTTGTCGCACAGTTTCGCTTCCTCCTCCACATATTCTTTGCCAAGGTCGAATTGGAAACCGCGGCATTTCATGTCTTTATCGGTGCCTTTGTAGACGATCACTTGACATCCCTCCCCTTATCGTGTATAGTTGTGGTGGTGGATTGGCTCCCGTCTTTTGCGGGGGCCTTTCTTTTTTTGTACTCCTCCAGCTGGCGGCGGATACAGCGCAGAACCCATACCGTGAAATTGCAATAGCCCATTTCGATAAGCTGCTGACGGAACTCCGCCATATCCACATAGCCCAAAGGAATACGCACAGACAGCTTGTAGTTAGCTTCCCGCTTTCTGCGGGGCTTGTCCGCGATCAGTGCTTCCGCTTCGGCGGTACGCCGGACACCGTAATACTCCGGCCGTTTGCACATACTGTCCAGCGGCTTGGTATAGCCGGGGAATACCTCCCTGATGGTTTCGATGCGTTCGTTCTGCGTCATTTGGGTGCCACCCCCATCAGAATAATCATCCAACCGATCATCGCGGCGAAAGCCAGCAGGACGGCCAGCCCCTCCTTGGCCCACTCGATGAGCTCCGCTTTTTTCTTCTTATTCATCCTGTACCTCCTTTTGGGGCAGCTCCGGCAGGAAAGCCCACCATTGGACTTTCAAAGCGGTCTCTACATGGTCTCCGCTGACATTGAACATCTTGTGCTCGGTACTGAACGGCAGCGTGGTGTATCTCCCCGGCATCGTCTGGCACAGGTAATACCCGTCCTTGCTGGGTACGATCTCGTCCGAGTTAAACCACCGGATAAAGGTGTTGGTTGTTGCTTCCATGTTGTTCCTCCTTCTTTTCCACCCCGTTTGGCGGGAAAAACTTCTTGACATCTTTTATTGGAATAAATAATGCATCGCAGACCTTATAGACTTCCTCCAATGTCCACGGGGTCTTGCATATCATTCTGTCGCTGATCTGCTGGCGGCTCATACCGGTGCGCTTCCCAAGGCTTGTCTGGTCGTGGCCAAGTTCCAGCATCAGTGCTCGCAGCCTGCGGTAGGTATCAACTTTCCTTGACATTGCTATCCCTCCCTTCATGTGGTAAACTATGGTTGAGGTGATTTGATGTTGACCAAAGCTGAAAAACGCGCTCTCCGAAAGCTGCGCTATCGCAGCACCATTACAATATCGGAAGAAAAGTTTGCAAAGATTGCGGCTTCCGGGTTGTTCTACCCCGTACTAAAGCCCGGCCAGTACTGGTGGGGCGGCAGCGGTCGCGTTAAGGTTCGTTTGACCGATGCAGGGGAACAATCGTTAAGAGAATACCGTGCTTGGTGGTGGAAGGCGTTCTTCAAGGTTGTTTTCGCCGTCATATCCGCAGCGGCAGCAATCGTAACAATCTTCGATGCCGTTAGCGGGTAACGCAAATAACGACATTTATTGCAGTGCATATAAGCAGGATTACGCAGTATGCGATTTCCCACTTTGTCCACTTATTCATCTACCTCCCCCCTCTCAATGATTAGCTCGTCCAGTGCAGCGTTAAACTTCTGCTCGGCTCCCTTTGGGCTACAGTGCCCATTAAGGACCATGCTCAACCACTTTGTGGAGCATCCGATTTTTGCTGCAAGTTCTTGTGACGACACTCTGTTATTGTGCATTTTACCAACCAGCTCACCTGTCCATTGTGCAGGCATCCAAAATTTCCTCCTTTCTGTTCAAAATGTTGAAGTTTTTTTGCCTTTATGGTAGAATGAATTTGCAGAACAAGTCCACCACAGGCAAAAACGAAATTCACCTTTGTGAGTTTCTATTCCTAGTATAATTCAAATTATTGAATTATGCAAGCATTAGAATTCACAAATTTGAATTTTTGTTGTAATGCACAAAAAGGAGTGTATTATTTGTGTTTTATGACAAGTATTGTGAATTGTGCAAAAGGAACGGAATTTCCCCAACAAAGGCGGCAGCAGAGATCGGCCTTGGTATGGGTACACCAACCGCATGGAAAAAACGAGGGACTTATCCAAACCCGGCACAGGCGAAAAAGGTAGCAAACTATTTTAATGTTTCTATAGATTGGCTGATGGACAATGAAATAGAAAAACAGCCCACCGAAGGTGAGCTGCATCCTGCGAACAGAAAACTTATGGAGCTTTCCCGGACTCTTTCTCCGGAGGAAGCCGAGAAAGTATATAAGGCCATTTCGCTGCTATTAGAGAAATAGCTCTTTCGCACTGTTCAGGTGTCATTTGTAAAATAAGCTGCTCTAACGCCGTGTTCCAATCCATTGGTGTTCCTCCTCTTTTGTCGATTATTGTCAAATAAAAATCCTTCCAAATTCAGCATGTATTTGGTACAATTCAATTGTAACAAATTGTATTGCCAATATGTACTGACAAATGTTGCGGTTTCGGCGCAAAAACTGTCATGTTTTTCGGACAAAAGTGTCCGGTAACAAAAAACAGGAGATGAGTTTGTGAGTTTTGACGAAGATAAGAATTGGGAAAACTTTTTGCTGGAGGTGGCCGAAAAACGGCAGGAGCAGGGAATGACCCACAAGGACTTGGCCGACAATGCAGGGACGGTTGAGAGGACGATCTCCCGGCTGCTTTCGGAGCCGACCAAGAATCCGAGCCTTTTTCTCGTTGCTTCCATCTGCCAAATGCTGCACATATCTCTCGACAAGCATTTCGTGAAAGAAGTCTACCACAAAGCCGACAGCCAGAACAGCGAAGAAATGATCGAGATGCTGAAAGAGCAGGTGCGCCAGCGCCGGAAGCTGTCCAAAACACTCTTCGCAGTTATTTTTGTCCTGCTGGCGATGATGATTTTATACCTCGTCCTAATCGATGCAAATAACCTTAACTACGGTTTAATTCGGGATTAAGAACAGATGTTCTTTCCAAATATAATCGTACACCGTAAAGTGTACAATAATCAGTACTGGAGGAGACGACTATGGAGGAAATGGAGAAAACAACACCAGAGATCAAGCCAAAGAAGAAAAAAACGATGGTAACAGCAATAATCCTAATTGTTATCATAATTGCAATCATCGGAGCGCTTGCCGGTGGAGAAAAGGATAAAGACAAACAGGACAATCAGCAAAATCAGCAGCAACAGCAAGAGGAGCAAAACACGGAAGTGGATATGTCCGTAGTCGCTTCGGCCATAAAAACTGTGCTTGATAAAAATGCGGAGGGCACAGGGATTGAGTACTCTTTAGAATACGATGACACCGGTCTTGTTATAGCAGCAAAAGCGTCCGGAGTAGCTGCAGAAGTGGCGCAAGCAAAAGCGGACGGATACGACGATACATACGAGCCATGGGTAACAATGCGTGAAAGCATGGTTAAACTGTGCAATTCGATATCTGATGCTGTTGATACGCTTGGCGCAAAGGATAAATATGTAACAGTCACAGTGGTCAACGATGCCAATGAGGACAACACCCTCTTGACGATTATGAACGGCGTGGTTGTATACGATGTAATGGCAGAAAAATAAAAAAACACCGCCCCCGGAAACGAGGGCGGTTAATTGCAGGAGGATAACATGAAAGAGAGAACAAATACTGCAAAATGGTTGGAAAAGCAAGGTCGCTGGCAAATAGCCGTGCAAAAGGACGGCGTGAGAAAAACATTTACCAGCAGCAGGCCCGGACGGGAAGGGCAGCGGGAAGCAAATCGCAAGGCTGATGAATGGTTGTCATCTGGCATCAGTGGAACCAAGCTGCGCCTGTCAGAGCTGCACGAAAGCTATATGGAGCAGCTGAAAACGCATACAACAATAAGTAACTGGCGTCCAGTCGACGCACGGTGGCGGAAGTGGATAGACCCGCAGATCGGGCACATGAAAGCATCTGCACTTTCAGACGCCGTGCTGCAGCGCGTGGTTGACCATGCGTATCAAGAGGGGCAGCTATCCAAAAAGACCCTCAACAACATAAAAGCAGATCTTACCTCTTTCTGCAAATATCTCCGCAAAGCGAAAGTGAGCAATTACACTCCGGAGGATATAGCTATCCCCAAAAGCGCGAGGGCAAGCAGGAAGAACATCTTGCAGCCGGAGCATGTCATTAAACTTTTTGCCGAAGATACGACAACGCTTTATAATAAGCGCATAGTCGACCCGTTGGTGAATGCTTACCGCCTTGAAGTCCTTACCGGTCTGCGCCCCGGAGAGCTGCGCGGCTTGATGCGCAATGATATTGATTTAGAAACGGGGAAAATCATCGTCAGACGCTCCATAAACGAATACGACGAAATCACTACAGGCAAAAACGAAAACGCTGTACGCGCCGTTTTCGTCGGCGAGATGGGCAAGGAGGTTTTGAAGAACCAGCTCGCCCAATCAAACGGGCTGTATCTCTTTGATGTAAAGAGGGGAGAGCACTACCGAAGAAGCTGGAAAAGGTATTGTGAAGCAAATGATATCCCACAGACAACGCCTTATGAGCTGCGGCACACATTTGTCTCAATGGCACAAGCGCTGCCGGAGGGTTGGGTAAAGCAGCTGGTCGGGCATTCCAAGAGCATGGATACATTCGGGGTTTACGGGCACGCTGTTGCCGGAATGGAAAAGCAGATAACAAGCGCTCTTGATGATGTTTTCGGCGGTATTTTGGCTACGCAGGAATAAAAGTGAGTTATTTTGTGAGTTACAAGGAAAAAGAAAAAGCCCAGTTTTCGCTTGAAACTGGGCTTTTCTTGTGGCGGAGATGGAGGGATTTGAACCCTCGCGGCACTTTCGCACCCTACTCCCTTAGCAGGGGAGCCCCTTCACCACTTGGGTACATCTCCAAGGGCTACGAATTACTGTCGGAGGTGTTGGCGGAGAGGATGGGATTCGAACCCATGGCTCTGATGAGTCACCGGTTTTCAAGACCGGCTCCTTAAACCGCTCGGACACCTCTCCACGGCTTTATATCGTACTCCAGTATATTATCATATCGGGAGGGGGTTCGTCAAGCGGAAATTGGATTATTTTTGCGCGGCGGGGGTAAGGGCGGCGCCGGGGTAGTAGTGCAGCAGAATCTCCTGATAGTTTTTGCCGTGCTGTGCCAGGTACTGTGCCCCGGCCTGAGAGAGCCCCACCCCGTGTCCGTAGCCCAGCACATCAAAGGTGAAAAGCTCGTTTTTGTATTCCACGGTGAAGGCGGCGCTGCGCAGCCCCAGCAGGGTGCGCAGCTGCTGGCCGGTCAGCACGCGGTCGCCGGCCTGCACCGCCGTGACATACCCGGCTTCGCTGCGGGTGAGGACCTTGAGCCATTCTTCCGGCTTTTGTCCGGTGAGGATGGACTGGGCGGTCAGCTTTTTGCGCAGTTCGGCGGCGGTGATGGTGACAGTGCTGCGGTACCCGGCGGCTTCTTTATCCCAGTGGCTATCGGCGGGGGTGAGGTAGGGAAGGGGACCCTCCCACACATTTCCGGCGTCTTCGGTGGTTTTTCCGGCGCTGATGGCAAAATACGCTGCCACGATGGGTTGGCCCTCGTAGGTGATGAGATACCGCATGGCTTTTTCGGCGGCCCGGGTGATTTTTTCACGGTAGGCTTTGTAGTGATCGCCCCACATGGCTTTCATGGTGTCATCGGTGATATAGCCCAGCCGCTTGGCGGGATCGGCTGAAAAATCGGCGCCGTTCAGCTCCTCCGGGGGATCGGCCCGGCGGAGCGCCGCCAGGTAGTGGGCATTGGTGTAGGCGGCCATGCCTTGCGCGATGAGGGCATCTTCTTCGTAGGAGGCGGGCATTTCCGCCGCGATGGCCCCGGCTACATAGTCCGCCGCGGGGACTTCCGCCACCTGGCCGGTGGTTTCATCCAGGATGCGGAAGGAGGGGAGAACGGAGAAGGTATCGGCTGGTGGCTCTTCCGGTTCCTCGCGGTCGGTGCCGGGGAGGATGTTGCTTTGCTGCCGGGTGGGATCGGATGTGGTTACATCGGGCAGACCGGTGCCCAGCGGGGTGCCGCTCCAGGCCAGTACCAGCAGCGGCAGCGCCAGCATAGCGGCGGCAGCGCCGCCCAGCAGTCCCCAATCGGCTTTCATAGGCTTTTCCTCCATGGCTGGAATGTGCGGGGCAGAATCCCTGGCAGGCCGCGCCCCGCGAAGCGGTGCCCCCACAGGGGGTACCGCTTCCTCCGCCCCATAGGGGCGGGCCGCCCGTGCGGGGGCGCGGCGCCGGGATGCTGCACCGGCTGGGGGATGTTTGTCCCCACTACCGGCATGATATGCTGCGAGGGTGTAAAAAATGCAGCGGGGTGATCGCTCACTCCGCCGCGAGGGGAAATCCATTATTCGGTTTTCGCCGTAAACTCAATCTGCAAAATCGCCGAGAGCATCGCCGCCTCGTCCTCATTCAGCACAGTGGCGCACGCCCCGCCGTAATCCACCACCCGGCGCTCCTCCGGGAAAAAGCCATACAGCGCCTTATCCAGCATAAAATAGTGGGCGCAGCTTGTGGGCAGTTCGCAGCCCTCCCAGCGCTCGCCGCTATCGTAAAACATGGCGATCGCCTGGTCATAGTCGTTCCCGAAAAGCTGCGAGGAAACGGCAGCAATTGCGTCATAATCCATCATGTCCGGAATGGGCTGTTCTCCCACCGAGACGATCTTACTCTTGAACTCCTCGAACAGACCGCGATCCGAGTCAATCTCATCGGTGGCGTACTCCTTTTTCACGCTGCCGTCGCCGCCTGCCGTACTGGGGTTCGGCGGGGGAGCCATCATCAGTCCGTCGGTCGGCGGCCCGCCGGTCGCCGCGCCGTTCCACTGGTCTTGGTTCTCCGCCTCATTCGGCGCCAATGCCGCGTCATAGCTCGACTCGTCCTGCGAGGCCTTGTTTTGCAAGGAGCTGTTCTGCAACAGGAATGCAGTACCTGCCGCTAGCACCAGCACAGCGGCAATGCTGCCCCAGCGCTGCCACTGCAGCCATATCACGCCCCCCTTTTTCTTTGGAGCGTCAGCCTGTTGATCTGCGGCGTCCATTCGCTCAAACAGCGCCGCCGCCGAAAGGGAAGCGGGCAGTGCCGGATCGCCCGCATTTTTCAGCTTTTCCCGAAGAAAGCCACGGTCAGCTTCCGCCTCGTCGTTCCACTCGGTATTCCGTTCTGTTTTACGCTCGTCCTTCACCTTGCCGCCTCCTTTCCATCGGTATCTTGTAATTGCAGCCGCAGCTTTTTCAGCGAACGGGAGAGCTTGCTGCTCACCGTACCCTGCGGCATCTCCAGCATGCTCGCAATCTCCCGCATGGTATAGCCCTCCAGCACCGAGAGCAGCACGATCTGCCGCTCCTCCGGGGAGAGGGTGCCCAGCGCTTCGCTGAGCTCTGCCCGGCGGGTGGCAGTTTCCGGCATCGCTTCCTCGGCGGTTTCGTAGTAGCTGTCCAGGTCTATTTCCTTTTTGCGGGTCACGATTTGGGCGACCTGCCGTTTGCACCGGGCGGAAAGGATGCGGAACATCCAGCTGCGGAACGCCTCCGGCTCCCGCAGGTTTTTTATGCCCTTCCACGCTTCGGCAAAGGTATCCGCCACGGCGTCCTCGGCATCCTGCTGGCTGCCCAGGGTATACAGCGCCATGCGGTACAGGTCGCCGGCCAGGCTTTCGTACAGCTCGCCAAAGGCAGCCCGGCTGCCTGCCTGCGCCTGGGTCACCAGCTGGGTGATGGTCATAACGCACCTTCCTTTTGTGATGCCGCCCCAACCGGCTTTCACCATAATAGTGTCGCTGGCGGCGGATTTTGTTGCATCACATGTTAAAATTTTTGCAGGGCCCCGCTGCGCGCCCCACGCGGGCCGCCCCCACTGGCCGGCGCCCGCCCCCCCCCACCGCCCG